AAGAAGTCATGGGACTGGGGGTTACTGAGGGATTCATTCTGGAAGACTAATATACTCAGTGCAAAGAAATTGAGAGATAAATTCAGCGACCTGGCTATAAAGATGCGATCTAATAAAGGTAGACAACAGCCAGTCAAAATGAGCAAAGATAAACAGCTAGAAATAGCAAAAGAAGAAGCGTTCAGGGAGTGGATAGCAGATGGAAATGACCCAGCAGATTTCACTTTCCACTGAGGGAAATATCCTTGCGGAGCAATCTGTTCTCGGTGCCATTTTAATAGATTCAGGGCGTATTGATGACATCCGCTTTTTGGAGCCGCGAGATTTTAGCCAAGAACAACACGAGCTGATTTGGAAAGTGGCTCTTTATCTGGATGGCATCGATAAGCCCGTCAATGTACTCAGCGTGACAGAAATATTCACCCGGAGGAAAAGGCTCCACGAGATAGGCGGAGTAGAATATCTCTCCCAGCTCGTAGCAGCTTGCGCCAGTACGTCAAAGGCAGCCGTTGTAAACTCTGCTCAGATTGTCAGGAAGAACGGTCATAGAAAGAGACTCATAGAGCTTTCTGATGAGATCAGAGAGGTGGCATCAGGAGAGCATGATTCAGATGAAGACATGTTTTCCGCCGTAGAAGACTTGGTGACGAATATCCGCCCTCAAGAGTCTGGGGAGATGAAATCCATGTCGGATACCCGAGAGGACTACCGGAAGCATCTGAAAAGTAAGGCAGAAAAGATTTATTCCGGCTTTAAACAGTTTGACGAATGGGCAATGCTCTGGCGGGGTTGGCTCTATATCCTTGCAGGGAGGCCTTCGGTCGGGAAAACAGCAAAGGCATTACAACTTGCCTACGGTGTTGCAAAAAACAATCCAGATGGTGGGTGTGTCCTCTTTTTCAGCCAAGAAATGGGTGCGAATGAACTCAAAGATCGCTTGGTTTCTAACATATCCGGAGTCAATTACATCCGCTTGACTCAGAAAAAAGAGGAGCTTACTGACAAGGAATGGGAACGAGTGGAAAAAGCCCTTGATACGCTCGATAAGCTCCCCATCTATATCCAAGACAAAGCATCAGTGACCATTGAGGAAGTTCAAGCAACGGTTCGCCGATTCAAAAAGAGGCATGGAAAAGTGGCGGCTGTGTTCGTGGACTATTTGCAGATTATGAAAATTTCACAGAAGAAAAACCAAAACAGAGCAGAAGCTATAGGAAACGTTACATCTGCGGCCAAACAAATGGCACGAAAATATAAATTTTGTTTTGTTATGCTCTCCCAAATGACCAGAGAGAGTGAAAAAAGAGAGGAACCAATGCTTTCCGATCTCAAGGAGTCAGGCTCAATCGAACAAGATGCCGATGTCGTGGAATTCCTTTGGCATAACGGGGAGAAGGAAAACAATACAAAAGTTATCCGTTCCTACTTTGCCAAAGGTAGAAATGTCGGGGAGAACAGGTTTAAGTACAAGTTTGAGTGGTGGGTACAAAGATACGTGGAGCTTCCTAAAAAGGCGGAATGACCATGGGAAAACGGATTGAAAACGAGGAACAGTACCAGAACTCTCTAAAGTGGCTTGTTTCCAAGAGTATTGAGATTGAAGATCCATTGCTGGACGAAGAAACAAGAAAAAAGATGCTGAGGACCTACGATTTTGTAAGTCAGCGTGTCATAGAGTATCGGCGTGGTGAACTGGCAAAGATGTATCCGGGGCTACACGCTATATATAAACAGCTCGGCTGGAACTATGTTGGTGCGCCAGAGCAAGAACAGAAACAACCAGAAGCACCAAAGAAAAAGAAAAACTTGGATTTCTTCTTCGATGATTAGGGAGGGGATAGAGCATGTACACCATGGAGATTAAAACGGAAAGATGTGAGCAGTGTGACCAAGTGAAAGAAGAAATTTTGCACTTGCAAAATCTAAAAACGAATTACCATTTTTGCACTGGTTGTTTAGAGAAATATTTTGAAGGTCAAATTGTTTTTGACTAAAGGAGAGGGCACCAGCCTTCTCCCTACCAAAAGGAGGAATGAGACCGGATGGAACTTATAGAAGAACGAAATGGCTTTAAAATATATCGAAGAGAAGAATCCGAATTGGGGTACTTTTCATCCATGTGGTATGTAGTCTTTCATCGTGATTTTAATGGTGTATGGATTAATGAATATGAAAATATAGACGAAGCAGAGAAATTCTGCGACAAGGAAGACGCTGATTACTGGGAAAATCAGATATGTAAATTTTAGGATATTCAAAAAGGTAGGTAATGGAATGAATAGACCAATCAAGTTTCGTGCGTGCTATTTACCAACATTAAAAATGTTTGATATGGAAGACTTGATCCACGAGGAACATCTACTAGATATGCTCACAATGGTCAATGGAAAAAGCAAAGAAGAGTTCTCACCGCTGATGCAATTTACCGGGCTTTATGACTGTAACAACGTAGAAATATATGAAGATGACATAGTGGAAATTAAAAATCATCCCTTTGGCAAGAACATCGCTATAAATGGAATATATAGGGTTAGATATGACAAAAAAAACATGGAGCTATGTTGCGGTAATTGGTTGTTGCATGGTGAATTACCTTTTGTTTCGATAATCGGGAACGTCTATCAAGATCCTCATTTGTTAGGAGATTGCAGAAGATGAATGCCTCTGAGTTTCTAGGTTCAAGAATGGCTGAACTTAGGAAAAAAAGAAATATGACGCAGGCTAAACTCGCCTCAATAGTTAAGAAATCGACAAGCGCTGTAGCCATGTGGGAAACGGGAAAACGGGACCCTGATTCGCAGATGATTATAGAGTTATCCTCTATATTTGATGTACCTACTGACTACTTGCTTGGACGTACGAATGATCCAGACGATAGATTGAAGTATTCTGCTAGGAACGAAAATTACCTTAAAATTGAGCGATTTGCTAGAAAAGTGTCAAATGAAGACTTGGAAAAAGCCGTGAAAATATTAGAAGCCGCATTTGAGCACGCATTTAATAATAATGATGAATAACGTTTGCAAAAGCAAAACTGCTAGCGATTAGGACATAAGGAGGTGATTCGAATGGCTAAGTGCTGGAATTGCGATGTAGTGGAAATCCCCGAACCCGAATATTGTTGCTCCGGACGCGACTGGGATGGGTCTGGATGTGGGTGCTACGGCCTTCCTGTAGAACCTCCATTTTGTAAAGGGTGTTGGGAGGAAATGTATGAGAGATCGTATAAAGGCGAAAAGGAGGCAAACAGAAATGACTAAACAATACTGGTGCGAAGAATGTCAAAACTTTGTAGATGAACACGTTGTGACAAATGGAATACACGATGAATGTGGTCAAGAAGTGAACATAGAGGAGAATGAAGAAGATGACCTGTGAATATCCAGGATGCAAAAAGACAGCACAAGAAACGTTTGCACTGGTTCCCCTTTGCAAATGGCACTGCGATGCCATCAAGGAAGAGACCCAGTTGTATTACGGCAACCTTAGCCCAAAATACAAAATCCATCGGCCTATGTATTGCAAGATTGCTAGGTTAATTCCATGGAGCCAGGTAAGCCGAAAAGAGGTGAATCTATGAGATTCGTGGGGATTGACCCTTCGACCAAGACCGGATTTGTTGCACTGGACCAGTTGGGAAAGGTGTCAAAAGCAAAGGAATTGACGGGCATTAATAAATCCGATTCTATCAGGATAATCACTTTGGTTGATGAGATTATGGATCACATTCAGCCAGGAGACCGGGTATTTATAGAAGGATTTGCCCATGCAGCCAAGGGGAACTATGTGAGTCAAATGTTCGGAATCGGTTGGGGAATTAGAACGGCGCTTACACGGCGGAAAGTCCCATACACCGAAGTAACGCCTTCCCAACTCAAGAAGTTTGCAACTGGAAAAGGGAATGCCAAAAAAGAGGATTTAATCCTCCCTATATATCAGGACTGGGGATTTGAAAACAGCAGCGATAATGTCAGAGACGCTTTCATCCTAGCTCATATAGCGTATGAAACACATCTTTTAAAAAATGGATTTTGCTCCGCTGTCGGTATTGATATTTACCCATACCGAAAAAAGATCATTAACGAGATTCTAAATTCTCCCGAAAAGAAAAAACGGAGGAAGGTGGCGAGATGAAAACCTGCCTCGAAGATTAAACGCCTCTATAACGTTGTATTTGCCCGTTTAAGAGGTTTTCTAGATGAAGTAATACAAATATTTATATTAACTTTATAACGCCTGTATGAGGCGTATAAGAGCTCAAAACCACATTTAATTAAAGGAGAGATAAAACGATGTCTACTGAAATCAATGTTCTATTCAAATCCATGCAAAGAGATGATAAGAAAGAGGTTCTGAAATTTGAGCTAAAAGGCAATGAGAATGATGGCAATGCTCAAAAGCTTGTCGAGATGGCCGGAACCATTGTCATCTTCAACCTTCCGGGGCTAACGGAAGAGACCACGGCTGAATTCATGAATATCCAACGTGATAGCAAGAAAACCGTTATGAAGCTTGCTTTGAAAGGTGATAGTGAAGAGAAAGCACTGGAACTATATAAGCGCGCTGGACGGAATGTTCTGCTCATGCTAAAACCCTCTCAGATGAGCATAGAAGAATACTATGAGGAAGATGAAGGGTTGGAATATACGGTAAAAGCTGACGGAACCGTAGAATTGGATCAGGATCAAGTGACGATTGAGGACGTGGAAACGCCGGAAACCAAGGATACGGAAGACGCTCTGCCATTCTAATCATACTGCCCCGGGTTACCGGGGCTACCTCCATCAAAAGGAGTGAACCCATGAGCAGCAATTGTTTCTTACCGGAACTCGACAGAAAAAAGACGCAAGAAGCGCTTGAGGCTGAATTTGAGAAATACCGCATTTTCAAAACGGTCACCTTTGAAGAAAAAGAAGTGAACATCACATCCAGTTACCAAGAACGGTTTCACGGTCAGACAAACGTAACCAGTGATTCAACGGCCAATGTGGCTATTTATAACATAGATACTCAGGCAGCCAGAAAAGCTTATATAGAGCGTATAGATAGGGCTGTAGCAAGGCTTCATCCCAAGGAGCAGCTATTGATTCGCGAGCGATATCTGAAGCAGGATTATGTGTATGATTATGTCATCTATAACCAGGTTTTTAATCCTCCAATCAGTGAAAAAACATACGCAAAAATAAGGTGGAAAGCTTTTTACAAACTGGCCTTGGCTTTGAATGTGGCGGTTGAAAAAAAGTACGAGACCGAAAGTTAAATTTGCCTAGAATGCATCATAAGATAAATATTGGGGTGATCCAAGTGGGCAAAAAAAAGAAGGCTTTTACAATTAGGTATATCCCCTGCGATGAGGCAGAAGGCAAACTTAATGAGATAGTAAAGGATTTGATTAAAGAAAAGATAAACAGCGCCTTGTCCCAGTATGATTCTATAGAATATAATGATATTGAAAAATCAATTAGCCATTATATAACAGGGGTATGTAGTTATGAAAAACAAAATAGCAATTTATGTTCGGGTATCGACTACAAAAGAATCTCAAAAGGATAGCCCTGAGCACCAAAAGTGGGCTTGTATTGAACATTGTAAACAAATTGATTTAGATACTGCTGATTTAATAATTTATGAAGATCGTGATACAGGAACTTCTATTGTGGCTCGGCCTCAGATTCAAGAAATGATAAGTGATGCTCAAAAAGGATTGTTCAATACAATCCTTTTTTCTTCATTATCTAGGTTTTCCCGTGATGCACTTGACTCTATAAGTTTGAAACGAATATTTGTGAATGCTTTAGGTATTAGAGTGATCTCAATCGAAGATTTTTATGATTCCCAAATTGAAGATAACGAAATGCTTTTTGGTATTGTATCAGTAGTGAATCAAAAATTAAGTGAACAGATTAGTGTTGCTTCTAAACGTGGTATCAAGCAATCCGCAGCAAAGGGAAACTTCATAGGGAATATAGCTCCTTATGGATATCAAAAAGTAAATATTGAAGGAAGAAAAACACTAATTGTTGATATAGAGAAAGCGAAAGTGGTGAGAGAGATATTTGATCTCTATGTCAATAAAAAAATGGGTGAAAAAGAAATAACAAAGCACTTAAATGAAAATGCTATCCCTTCAGCAAAGGGAGGCACCTGGGGAATAACAAGTGTTCAAAGGATACTTCAGAACGAAATTTATACTGGGTACAACGTTTATGGGAAGTACGAAATCAAAAAAGTTTATACAAATTTAAAAAATATTGGTGATAGAAAACGAAAACTTGTCAAAAAAGATCAAGAGCTTTGGCAAAAAAGTGAGAAAAGAACGCACCCAGAGATTATAAGTCAAGAGCTATATAAGAAAGCACAAGAAATAAGGCAAATTAGAGGTGGGGGAAAGAGAGGGGGGAGAAGGAAATATGTCAACGTTTTTGCAAAGATTATCTATTGTAAACATTGTGGGTCTGCAATGGTCACAGCTAGTTGCAAAAAATCAGATAAATATAGGTATTTGATTTGTAGTAAGCGTAGAAGACACGGTGCTTCCGGATGCCCTAATGACAAGTGGATTCCTTATTACGATTTTAGAGACGAGGTTATTTCGTGGGTCGTTGAAAAATTAAAAAAAATGATTAATAGCGAAACTGGATCAGAGTACAGTATCAATTTCGTTAGCAGTATTAATCAAAACATTGGAAAAGAGATTGATAAAATCAACAAGCTTATAGAATCAAACCGAAGACTATTGTTTGAATTGAGAAAAAGTAAGATGTTAGGAGAAATAGATGAAAAACAGTACGGATTTGAAAAGGAAGAATACGAAAAAGAAATCTTACAGCTTGAAGAAAAGGTAATTAAACTAACTGAAAATGAACGACATGACAAAGATTTCGAAAAAATTAGAAAAGAAATAAAGCAAAGTGTAGACGAGTTAGTAACGATGGGGAATTATGATGATGTGGAAAAAACCAGAATAATACTTAGCAGACTTATTCAAAGGATTGTAGTAGATTCTGATGGTCAAATAGATGTCATAACTCCTCTAGGGGTTATTAAAGATTAATTTTACGTATTTCAAACCACATCTCCAATGTGATGCAAAAATTAAATGTGAAGGGTCGTTCACAAGCGGTTGTCGAGCTGATAAAGCTTGGGGAACTGAACATCTGATAACTGCATCATCCCTTCCAAAGTAAAGCCTTTTGAATCTTTATTTCTTTTGAAACGAAGATTTAAGAGGCTTTTTTGTATGGAAACAGATTGACAGAAGCCGATGCTCTCCGCGATATTACGCCCGGTTCAAACGAATTGTAGAACTCGGCAGGGAATAGACGATTATCCTCGGTAGGGAATTGACAATTATACATGGAAGGAGCTAGTGTATGAATATACAAGCTAATTCTGGGCTTGAGCAGGAACTGGATCGCCTTACCACACCCTACTTAAAAAAGTAATTATATACAAAGTCCTTTTGATAATGCACGTACGGGTACTATGGAAACTGTGTATCATATCCTGTAAGGTTCAGTAATAAAAATGAAATGATTCTTAAAGATGGAACAAAGGTGTACTACTATGATGATGACGTAGTTCATCATATTGTTTTTCGTCGTGAAGATGTTGTTTATAGTATCATAGCTTTTAAGAAAAATAATAAGTTGACACAGGAACAATTAATCAAAGTTGCAAATTCATTAAGTGATTCAGGATACATCGGAAAATAAGGGAATAAAAACGTCCTCATTTTACAGAGGACGTTTTTATTAGTTTTAATAACTAACAACACTTATTCTAGCTGTACCGGAGCACGAGTCTGTAAAATAGTTTGTGTAAACTCTCAAATCTACTAAAATGAAAGTAACTGAAAGGTTGGGGAGAACACATGGGGACGGTATTGAGGTTTCGCCCACGCTCATTTCCAATGTGACGAATAAGATTGTACCCCTTATCAAAGAATGGCAGAATCGCCCCTTGCAAGGCGTATACGCGGTTGTCTTTCTGGATGCTATTCATTTCAAAGTCAAACAGGACGGGGCCATCGTCAGCAAGGCGGCGTACATGGTCATTGGCATCGATTTGGACGGCAACAAAGACGTATTGGGGATGTGGATCGGCGAAAACGAATCATCCAAATTTTGGATCAGCGTGCTGAATGACCTGAAAAACCGTGGCGTCCAGGACATTCTCATTACGTGTGTAGACAACCTGAATGGGTTCTCGGAGGCCATTACGGCAAGCTATCTTAAGACGGAAATCCAAAAATGTATCATCCCCAGATCCGGAATTCTACCCGCTATGTCTCTTACAAAGATTTGAAGAAGGTCACCGCCGATTTAAAGCCTATTTACAAGGCTTCTACCGAAGAAGCCGCTCTACTGGAACTGGATCGTTTTGAAGAAGTATGGGGCACCAAATACCCGCTCATTATCCGGTCTTGGCGAAATAACTGGGCAGAACTGGCTACCTTTTTCAAGTATCCGCCGGAGATCCGAAGACTCATCTACACAACCAATATGATCGAGAGCTACCACCGTCAGCTTCGGAAAGTGACAAAAGGCAAAAGTATCTTTCCTACCGACGAAGCCCTGCTCAAAATGCTCTATCTGACGACGATGGATGTCACCCACAAATGGACCGGCCGGGTTCAAAACTGGGGGCAAATGCTACTTCAGTTCTCCGTTTTTTTCCCGGATCGAGTCGGCCACCACTTGTGCTAGAACACGATTTCCCCCTCGGGGGAAATACTTTTAAAAAAGTTTACACATAAATCTTGACAGACCCCGGAGCACCCAAACTGTCCTTTCCCTCCACAAACTGCTCTAACGTAGTAATATCCATCCTGTGGGATAGTTTTGCTGTCTCCAGTAACAGCTCCAGGCGCTACTACTACATGATCTAAACGATAATAATCCGGATACCTAAGAACTCCAACATTTACAAGATGTTTACTACTTGAGCTGCTATCAAACCAATACTGAATATAAGTACCC